ACCACTGGTTCCAAGAATACGAAAACCAGCCAGTTCAATACCAGAAGCAGTAACTTTCACTATTTCTGTATCAATACCGCTAGCAGAGACGTATCCTTCAAGAGTGTTGGAATAACCTTCTATTGCATGGGTATAGCCAAGACTTAGTAAGTGAACTCGGTCATTGGTTATATCAATAGCAGTTCCCAATGCGTAGGCAGCACCATTGAGTTTAGGAGCTACTAACACGTAGTCATTAGTGTCAGTTGCAGTCAAAGTTAGAGCTTGTGCGGGAGTGTCTCGAAAGACACCAGCACCAACAGCGTCTTTAACTGTTACATAGTCAGCATCAGAAGGGTCTTTTACCCAGAAAACATCACCGCTAGTTATAATACCAGCGTTTCTGATCTCTGATAAAGGATCTATTCTGTTTCCGCTTATGCGGATACTAGGTTCATTATCTCCATAAGAAGCCATAATTTAAGAGATCTTTAAAGATCTAAGTGTTCACCTCTTTCTCATTAAGTAAAGTTTAAATTCAATTCTCTGTTTAGGGCTTAATCCCATTATTTTAGAAATTTCCCAGAACTTCAACCTAGTGTCGTGTTGTCTAACCTTAGCTTTATAATTTCGTCTCGGCACATTAGTTAAATTTTTCTTTTAATTTCGCCAGTAACTCTGGACTGGCCTTTAATTTATTTAAAACTTCTTCGCCCCTAAGGCGGGCAAGCTCCTTACGGCCGAAGTATTTAGTAGCTGCAGTCGAAGCTCCACTTTCTAATGCCTTTAAGTAGTGGGCGGCTGCTTCTCCCCGCTCTCTACTATCTTCTTCAAACTCTCGTCGTTTGACTCGACGCATCTTTTCGTACTTCTTAAGGACACCTGCAATAACCGACTTATTTCTTTCTTCAGAAAAGTCTGCATCTCCTTCGGGATTTTGTTCTACGTATTGCCAATCTTCTTTTGCAATCTTGTCCATAGTCTTTAGGATATGCACATTAAATAAGTGTGTTTCCTTTGTCAGTTGATAAGCGAATTACCTTTGTTTAATGTACTTCTCCTTTTCTACAAGGGACAGTTACTCTAGGTAACTATCCCTAAGCTGTCTTGCGGGTTTGCTTTCCGTTAGCAGCAGGTGCTAGACACAGAAGGTTCGCAAACCAAACCATAACGGCTTGGTATCGAATTGTGTTCTGAAGTCTAAGCAAGTTCCCACTTGGGTCTTCCATCCATCCAACGTCGTCTACTTGGGTTATTGTCCAAGTGTCCAAGTTGAGGATGATAACCTCTCCATCTGGTACATCGTAGTCAGGAAATACTCCGACCCGTGATCCACCAGCAGCAAATTCTAATCCCGTCCAACCTCCTAAGAGGTCAGTTTCACTGACAGTCCTTCTCATTGAGGTCAAGATTTGTCCGTATTTACCGAACAAAGTTTTATTGACCAAAATGACGTACTTGTCTGTCTTTGAAGCGTACTCTAAAGCGGCAAGATAGGTATCTTCCATTCTTTTCTGAGTCAGAGCCTCATTTGCACTTCCAAACTGCGGAGTCCAGCCGATTGTGCTTCGAGCTAGACCTGCATAAGTAGCAGTACCGGTTGAAGAACTGAGTGCAGAACGAACTCCTAAGAACTCGTTTGTTCCACTAGCAGCTGTTGTGCTAGAACCATCTACCAAGTAGATCGAGTCATTAGCAACGATAGCTGGATCTCCTGTTACAACCAGAGAAGTTCCAGTTACGCTGGTAATCGTTCCCAAGTCTACAGCAGCAGTCCCGATACCGATAATTTGATCCGTAGCAAAGTACTTGTTAGGAGCAATATCATTGTTGATGGTACCGTACCAATCCTGAATTCTACCGTCATCTGCACTAGCATCAATCGCCTCAATAGCAATAGTACCAGCTCCAACTGATCCACCACTTGCTCTCGCCTTACCAACTACACCAACAGCTTCTCCATAGAGCTGACGGTTAACGTGTCTTGCGTAATCTTTAGCCAGAGTAGTGGCTTGAGAACTTAATGCAGGGGCAACCGCTAGGTTGTTACTGCGAGAAGCATCTATAGCCAGTTTGGAGATGTTAAATGAAGCCGAAACGATTTCTACAGGAACAGTTCCACGAGAAACAGTTCTACCGACAGCAGCATTAACGCTATTACCATCATTAGTAAGGTTAACCACCCCACCATGACGGGAAGTGTAGACAGGAGCAATAAATTCATCATTTAGTTGCTCAACATCTACGTTTCGTTTCATCTGGTCGAGAAGAATAGTTTCTTTAGGAAAGTTATCTTGAATACGTGGAAGGACAACCTCTTTCAAGGCCGCCGTCCAATCTGATAGGTTCGCCATAATTTATTTTATTTTCCACCACCTTTCTAAGTTTCAAGTAATATGTTGACATCTAAGTTTGTTCTTTACCCTCTCTGCTTTGTATAAACCTAGTTATCTGTTCACTAAAAGATCCAGTAGGTGCTTCACCAGTCGGTGGGACTTTAGCTCCTGCGGTTGAAGTTGTTTGAGTCTGGAAATCTGGCTGCTTAACTTTATTAAGCTGCTCAGTTTTCCAAGCATCTAGTTCGGCTTCATACCTTAGTTTGTAGATAGTACGAACTGGTACATTATCCAACCCGTTCTGTTGTGCGTACTCAAGAAACTCTTTGGTATCAATCTTCGGCTGTCCAAGCGTTTCAGCTTCCTTATTTATCGCTTTAATCTCATCTAAGGTTTCTTTACCTTTTAGAGTTTCAAAAGCGATCTGCCTAACGTCGTCAAGCGTAGGAATTCCCAAAGACTTAGCTTGTTCAAGAGCCTGTGCTCTAAGAGCTTCAGGATCGGGTTTACTAGCTTCTCCTGTGATTGCTTGCTTAAACCGTTCCTGTTCCTTTTCGATCTCAGAGAGTTTGTCTTTAAGTTCTTTGTTTTCCTGACTTACCTTAGTAAAGGAAGGGAAAACCTTGTCTAACTTAGTGTTCTGCTTGGTTTCTATGTCCCGTGCAGTTTCTCCTAGTCCTACGAGAGCGGAAAGCTCATCTTGTGTATACTCTTTATCACCAACTTTAGTTTTTTCAGGTACTTGAGCCTCTTGGTCTCCATCTTCAAAAAAATCTTTCTCGGCCAATTTAATTCACCTTCTTTCAGTATCTAATAAGATCTGTAAAGTTTTCTAAATACAAAAACCAGCCCTTTCGGGACTGGTCTTCTTATCACACAGTATTGGTAGAGCTTATTTCTCTACTAAGTTAAATATATACAAACAAGAGCGTGTTTGTCAAATTACTCGTTAAATTTATTATATACCCACTCCTAAAAGGTTTCTATAACCGATTGCTGCTGTGGATGGTGGAGCAGCAACGTCTATATATTCAATCATTACTCCTAGCCAGAGACACCAAGTGTCGGGAAATCCGTCTGTAGTAGCGGCTCCAATTTGCATACTCTCGATTGAGTTTGTTCCTGTAGAAGTCCACGCTACACCTGTGGTTGGATCAGTTTCACTAACCAAACTAATAGCAAAGGCGGTAGTGCCGCTTGGATTGGTGCGGGGTGTAGCATTACCTGCATCAACACTCGAGCTGGCAATCGTAGTTCCTCCTGAGGCTGATTTTATCCTCAGAGTGTAGTTACTCGTTCCTGCAATCTCCTCTCTTATACGACCCACAACTGCTACCATATTGATGGTATCGGAACTACTAATTCCTAAAGTAGCGGTATCGGTAACATTGTAATCGCCAATAGCAGTCGTGGTGTCCAGTTCAATTATATCCGTACCGCCAGCGGTGGCTGTATCGCTGGGTGGAATTTCATTGATGTAACTAAACAAACCTGCGGTAGCAGCATTGTCCCCAGCCGCCGTTGGGAGAGCGATTACTCCTATACCTGAGCCTGGGAAACTATTGTTTACAGAACCAGTAGAGGTGTTAAAGCAAATGTCGTCAAAGTAAACTGTACTGCCCGTAATGGCTATTCCCGAACTGTTGAAAACGCCAACTTGGAAAAACCCTGGGGTGGTTGCTAAAGTAAGATCTGACCGTGTTCCAACCGTATCAGCGGTTCCTTCTGGGTCGGCTACTGCCAGTTTTATAGTAACAACATCAGTTGCTCCAGCATTAGCAGCGTTGTATTCAAACTCTACCCTCATCCACTGGTCAAAAACAGGAGCGGCTGAGGAAACGTCTATAGAGTCACCAAAAGCGTTAGCGTAGGCTTCCATACGCAAAGTGCCTGCTAAGTTAATAAACTGAACAGCAAGAGCTGAGGTTGCTCCAGTTGTATCCATGATTTAAAAGAAAACAACACCATCGTCTGAGGCATCTAGTGAGTCTATATACACGTAAGCACGTCCAAAGACACGGGTTGCCATAGTCATAACGTGTGCGAACCCTTGAACTGTCCCCGCAGCAATAGAACCACTAATCTTCCCGCTGGCAGCTCCGCCATGTTTAATAGTGGTATCTATTGAGGGGGAATTGAAAACAGAAGAAAACTCCATCCCTGCGGTAGCAGATTGCATTTCGAAGCCCCAAGTTCCTAATGGTCCAAGTCGTCCCATTTAACTCTCCCAATCATAACCATTAGTAGTAATAGTGCTTTTCCAGTCTGAAATAGCCTGACTAAAACTGACACCTTCATTTAAAAGGCCACCTGCTTGAACAATATCAGGACGTAAAACGTAGCCCCAGTTTTTCTCCACCATAACTACATTATTGATAAGTTGAGCAATGGCTGCGATCATGGCTGCCTTTGAGAGAAGGCTATAGTCAACTATATAAATAATATAATTAAAGTTGTTAACCAGACCGTGACGCATCGCCTCGTTAAAATAGCGGTTGGGAACTTGGCTTTCGGAGTAACGGATGCTGGCTCCTGCTAAAAAGTCTGTGTTTGAAGGATTGATACCAATTGGGTATATGTTGAAAATTGTTACAGTATAATCAGTCCCAGATAGACTAAGCCAATTAATTATTCCAGGGTCTAAAACTGCTTGGTTGAGTTTCTGTAAAATTCCGTTAACTTGAGAAGCATTAATATGGACAATAGCCAAGAAAACAGTTTGGGCAGCGGAACTAAGGATTTCTTTATAAAAGAAGTAGTTTTCCAGTGAAAGTTGAAACCCGTTTTTCCACAAAAGACTACTAACCGGAAATTGAAATCCAATTCTGCTTCCCTGTCCATTAATCATTTGTTACCCCTGAGATACCGTCAGTGCTCCACTAATAGTAGTTGCAGTTGTGGCGGAAGGTATCTGGATTAGGAAGGGAACGGTATTGTCGTAGAGTCTGGGAAACCCACCAGTTATAGCATCTATCACCCCTGCTACATTTGCCAAGGGTAAAGTTATTACCGCCAAGACCCGATAAACTACTAAGTGAAAAGTTCCCGAAGTTCTGGTAGCATTTGCTTGATAAGATTGGATGGAACGAATTCCAGTATCTCCCGCTTGAAGTCCAAATCTCTCAAATGTTCCAACGAGAGGAGTGGTGACTGCCGTTATAGTCGCAGTTCTACCTGATGTCCCGTCTTGGTTGGTATAACCTAAAGTGAGAGTCGGAACCCCAGCCCCACCTGCTGCCGACCATTCAATGCCGCAGAGAAGACCCGCTCCGTTTGTAGTACCGTCTCGATCACGAGCAGGCCAAGTAGGAGAAGTGATACCTTGTGAGGAAGTTGAGGTTACACTTAAACCAGAATTATGCCAAAGTCTGTCACAGACGAGAATTGTACAAGCTTGACTAGCGCCAATAACTACGCTAGCTAAATAAGAATTACCGCTAACAGGATTGGTAAAAGGGATCTGTCCTGCATAAGTTGTTAGAGCTGCCCCGTTGACACCAGGTGAGGGGGCTACTGCCGCACCTGGGGAACCAGCAGAGTAGAAATGGGAATTCGAGAGCCCAATCGCTTCCATAGTTACACCCACTTTAATAATGGGGTTTAACGGCTGCATACCCTCAATAACTTCATCTAAAGTTATAATTGACATTTTAATCTCCTTCTATGTTATGTTCCCTTCCAATAACTAGTTGTTATAAAAGCAGTACCAGCACCAACAAAATGGTAAGTAAGTTCTGTGTTAGTACCAGTATTGTAGTGAGGCCACCAATTTTTAGAAATACCTCCACCAGGGGCACCAAAGAAACCACCAGCTAAAACCCCAGCACCCTGAATTGCTGTTCCTACTAGAACACGTACATCAGCTGTTCCTGATTGTATCACAATATCGACACCTTGTATGTAATGCTTTGTACCAGCCCCGCTTGCTGCGGAGATTGTTCCAAAGAAACTCCCTCCAGCAGTACCTAAAGTGCCGTGCTGAACCATAGCGGGTATAGTAGTTGGATTGGTTTGTACTGTTCCACCAGCTAAGTTAGTAACTGAGGTTACCGTACCTGTTAATAGGTTAACACTCCCATTGGTAAGGTTGGAAACCACGCCAACCCCTGTAGTCGTACCTGAGGATTGAAGTGTACCTGTCAAAATATTTACTGATCCGTTAGTTAGATTAGAAAGAGTTGTAACTGTGGAAACTAAAGTTGTTGTTCCCTTCACAACTTCAGCAACGGAGGTAACTGCAGCAATTGTACCTGTGACTAGATTGTTGACTACTCCAACAGTCCCTAAAGTTTGCTGAGTACCAGTAACAATGTTTACAAATGTACCTGCACTAGCTCCTGTAACTGTTAATGCACCTGCAGACGTAACAAGAGGGGAGTAAATTGTACCGCCTGCATCAGTACCAGCTATTTGTAAGGGATTAGCAACAGCTGCTGCACCTGAAGCAGCTTTCCCCCCAATAGTACCTACGGATAAAGCTGTAACCGCTGCTATAGTCCCCGTTACTAAATTATTAACCACACCTACCGTCCCGAGGGTTTGAGCTGTTCCAGTAGATATATTAACGAAAGTTCCTGCTGATGCTCCTGTTACGGATACAGCCCCAGCCGAAGTAACTAATGGTGCATAAATAGTCCCACCGGCATCTGTTCCTGCGATTAAGACTGGGTTTGCTACAGCAGCCGCCCCACTTGCAGCTTTACCACCAATGGTACCAACAGCTAGGGCAGTTAAAGTACCTGTCTCCAAAGCAGTAATAGTACCTTTTACAAGGTTATTTACAACCCCAACTGTACCTAAAGTTTGCTGGGTTCCTGCTGCCTGACTGTTCAATACACCCACTGTACCTAAAGTATTTTGTGTTCCCGCCGCTATAGTCGTAATCGTTCCGGTTGGTACAATGACTGTACCAGCATTTAACATAGCTACGTTTGACAAAGAACCTGTTGTAACCGTACCTGTCGGCATAAGAGCGGACAGAACCCCGCCAGTAGTTACTACCGGAGAGTAAATCGTGCCACCACCGTCAGTACCGGCTATTTGAACAGGGTTAGCAACTGCGGCTACACCAGAGGCCGCTTTTCCCCCTACAGTTCCTAAAGACACTGCTAAAGTACCGGTAAGTATATTTACAGACCCATTAGTTAAGTTAGACACAACCCCGACACCGGTTGTTGTTCCTGAAGACTGTAGAGTGCCAGTAAGAATGTTTACTGAGCCATTAGTTAAACTGGATAACGTAGTTACGGTGGAAACTAACGTAGTCGTTCCTGATGCTTGAACAACGGTTCCTGCATGGAACATAGCTACATTAGATAAAGAACCAGTAGTGATTGTACCTGTAGTTAAATTAAGAATTGGCAACGCCGCTATAGTTCCTGCATTATGAACGACCCCAACATTTGTAACTGAACCTAAATTAGTGGCTGTACCCAAACCAATAACTGTGCCTACTGTTCCCAATGTTTGCTGGGTACCACTAACAACCGTTACTGAATTAGTTCCACCGGCGCCAGCTAAGTCTTGAACATACAAAGCTCCTGTAGTTGGATTACCACCAATTCTGATCTGTTCAGCAGTACCACTTACATCGGCTGTACCAGCGGTACCCGAAACAGCAGTTAAGGAAGGAAAGTCATTAGCGTCTTGTGCGGCATTGTAAGGAGGTTCAGTTCTACTTGCGGCCATTATTTACTCCTCGCCATTTTCTTAAGGATCACCGAAGGGGGAGTCATTTTTTTAGGTTCCTCTCTCATTTGATCCAGTTTATCCATCTGAGTAATGTGGATAACTAGTTCTCCCGTTGCTATACCAAAACTATTAAGTTCTTTGGCTATTAAGTTTCTACCCGCTAAAAATTTGGAAAAATCTGTCTTGATATCAGCCACACTTCGCCATGCTTGGTTAGGCTCAATAAGTAAATGAAGTTTAATAGAAGCCAGTTCCTTAGCCATTTCCCTCCTGATTATCAGGTATCCCATTTTTATTTAGATCAGCGGCGGTTTGGGCTACTCCTACTTTGTTTTCCTCTATTCTTTGGTCTTGAGTTGGGAACATACCTGCTTTCTGTAAATCTCCCATTGTTTGCAGCATGGCTAGTTTCATCTGGTCAACTTGTTGAGGTTGCATTCCCGCCTGTACTTGTTCCAGAGCTTCCATGATCTCCTGAGTAGCTCCGAAGCCGTAGACTTCCATCAACTGTTGAGTGTAGAGCTGGACTACTTTAGGATCAATTAACTGTAATTTAGCCATCTCTACGAACCAGTCCCCCAGCTCCTTAGCAGCTGCCTTCTGTCCCTCTTTAGTATATCCTAATCCTTTTTCCACTTGAATATCCACTCGGTAGTTTTTACTGATCGGTACTACGTCTCTTGGAGTGTCAATTTTCAGTTCTGCCCTTTTAGCAATCGCCCCTTTGCCAATAATATCAAAGTAAGCAGGTTCGCCTTTCTCTAAATACATTACTGTTTGGGGAGTCAGAAAGTAGTTATCGGCTAAATCCAGCATTTTCTCAGAAATCCTCTTAACTGTCCCCTGAAGTCTGCGGTTGGGGATAATTAAGTTTGCCAGTTCACTTTCTTTTAAGGACTCTATGGCGGCGTTGGCTCGAACCCCTGGAGGGATTTTACCCAGCGTTGTGGTCGTTACTCCTTGTTCTTCAAGTTGCTGGTTTAAAATTCCAATGAAACGGTCTACGTTGGCTGGGATAGCGGCTAGTTGCATTTGCTCTGGCTTAGTTTGGGAATACTCCACCATTTGTCCGCCAGGCGTGTTATTAAGTTCAAAATCCTCTCCTTTGCGTTTCATGTAAATACCAGTCGTCATTGTATGCAAGTAGCGTTCAACACGGGAGATAATTAAGTCCAGAGACTTGTTAGTGGGTATAAACCTCTCAATAGTCGGTACTTGGTAAAGTGGGCCGGGCTCAAAGCGGAAATCTACTAACGGGTAGCCTGGCAAGGTAACATAACTGTCTTTAACAGCCACGTTGCCCTCAACAAAAACTTGTCTCAGAATTGGATCGCCTTTTTTCCTGTTTTTGAGGATTTCTTCCCCGTTTTTCTGGGCTCGAATACGGGGAGTGTTATCTTCGTCTATGTATTCTTTGATAAAGGCTTCTTTTTCGATTAAAGATTGAGTAGTTTCCGCACTTACCCCTTGATGGCGGGCCTTCATGTAGGCATCTTTGATCTCTGAGGAAGCATAGCGACTGTCAGGAGAGATTTTGGCCACTTGTTCAGGGTCGAAACGCTCATCAGCCTTAATTTCGGCAATAAAACGTCTCTGGGTCTTAATTACAAAGGGACAATCCTCGATATCAGTAAGGGTACCGTCTAAAAAGACATCAAAAGCGTCAAAAACTTGGGTTTTTATTCTTTCTTCGATAGGATCAGGCCATACCTGCATATAGGCTACCCCATGTTTGGCAGCTAATATGACTTGATGAGCCAGTTTCTCCATTAAATCCTGCTCTTTCCATTCCTCAGACAGCCAATGGCCTGTCAAACGAGCAACTTTCTTAGCTTCTTTGTAAGCTGCTTCAAATTCTTCCGGAGTAAAGGCCGAAGCGTTAACTTTCTCAGGATAAACAATCGGGGTTGGATCGGTAGAAAGCAGAAGATTAGCAATTCCCCTGATTTGACGGGAGGCTTTAGGGATAGCCCGCATTGGGTTGTAAATCGTTGAGTTAGAAGAAAGGTCAATAATTTTGTTCTGTTGGCGAGACCAGTAACGGAAGTGATAGCCGTCATCAAAGAAGTTATTATCGTACCAATGCCGCTCAAAGTTCATGCGGGCATCTTTGGCACGATTTCTCATGTCATCAACTGCTTCTCCAATGCCTTTAATGTCTAATTTAGAAGTGAATGCAGCTTGTGCTCTCTTAAGCGGGTTCATTATCCCCCACTACGGTCTTAATAAATTCTTCATCAGTTAAATTCTCAGTCGCTACTAAATCAGGTTCTTGGGGCTCGGTCTTACCTGCTGGTTTACCGTTTAATTCAAGATCACGGAATTGTTCCGGTGTTTTACTAACTAGGGCGTTAAGTAATTTAGCACGTTCGTATTGAGCTTCCCGAACTGAGAAATAGTGAAAGATTAAAGTGGCAATGTTTGTTACTGCGAGAATTGCTAGTGCTAGTATTTCCATAATTTACCTCACAAGAAACCTTGCTTTGTAATATTTTTCGAAGGGGTTCGGTATTCGATAGTTTCCTGTAAAGTAGAAGGCTTCTTGAGGATAGGTAAACCACGGATATTTCCGGTGGATAAACTTAACCCGAATTGGTACCCCGTTATACTCCCAGCTGAAACCTCTAGGGTCGTCAAAGCGTATATCATAGGGAAGCATATGTTCAGAGTCCCTAATTGACTCTAAAACTCCAATAGTACTTTCGTTCATGTAGCGTTCTTCAATACCAATATCAATACCGTCCCCACTCAATGGGGCCTCGTCTTTCATAGCCTTAGCTGTTTCTCCTAAGACGAGCATCTCTAAGCTCAATAAAGCTCGATCTAAGACATCTTCAGCGTGCATAAGAGCATCCCTTAATTGGGCTTCAGTAAATTTCGTCGAATTCTCGCCATTCGTTTTCTTCTGCATATCTTGTCTCCTTCATTTTTCTAAAAACTTGCAGGGGTGTTAAAGGTTTTTCCTGCTGTTCTTTAATAATTGGTTGCAAGGCCCACACCGCCAGTCCTTGAGAGATAACAATATCATCATGGTAGTTCTCTCCGCTAGGTGCTCCGTAGTGGACTTTCCCCGTCTCTCCTAACGTATAGGTAAACTGCTCAAACTCTTTTGTCGTTTCCTCGATTGGTAGCATTCTGAACTTCTTCTGCTCAATCCAGATACTCATCTTCTCAATTAGTTCTTTTTTTGAAGTCTCAGAGAGCTTAAAAGGCTCAACTGGTACTTGAGAACGGATTAAGTCGTCTGCAATCGGATCCCCAAGTCCGGTAGCGTCCAAGACTACCAAAGCGTTGTTGTAGTGGCTAGAAAGAGCAGCGATCTTCTTCTTCTGGAACGTCCAGTCTAGGTCTTGGAAACGGTCTTGGTAAACTTGGCTGTTACTGCGGGTGTCATATACCGTCAGGACAGTAAAATCCCTTAATTTAGCAAGATCGGCTCCAATCACGTATCTAACTCCTGACTCCGGTGCAGCCGGCTTTGAGCTCATTATTTCTTTAAAACCTCTAAAGACACTTCCCTCACCTTCCAAGAAGGCACACTCCCATTCTTGGTTGTAGAAGCTCTCGCTCATGCCCTTTCTGGACTCATTCAGTTGGTAAGGGTCAATAATTCCTGAACTGGAAGCTTTTAAGAGCCAGCTTTTCCACTCAGGGTGTCCTTGTTGTCCTCTCTCAAAGAAATCATAGCCGTGATTTTTTCCTTTAGGAGTTCCCACAAACCACGCCCAGCCTCCATTAGCCCGCAGGACAGGCTCCATAACTTTCCAAGCTTCAAGCTTCTGCAGGGGAAATTCGTCAAAGATAATACCCATCGGGTTTGGTCCACGCAAGGCATCCGGATCATCTGCTCCTTTAAGCTGTATATAGCTACCATTTTTAAGGTACACTACCAGTTCTTGTTCATTCCTCTTAATTATCCACTGCTCAGGTATAATCCTAAAGAGCATGGCAGGATCTCTCCAAACTGCATCTTTGGCTTCCGCATAGGTCGGAAAGAGATGCCAGTAACCCCCTATGGTAAGCTGAGACTGTTTAGTCAGTTCAATCAGGCTGGTAGTCGTCTTTCTGGCCCGTCTGTGCCAAATCAGTACTTTAAACCTCTGAGGGCTCCTAATCGCCTCAATCTGATGCGGCATAAGAGCGTTCCAGTCAGGATAGATTATTTCACTCATTTCTTACACCCAAATTTACAAAGTCCAACTAGCATATTATGTTTAACGCATCTGTTAATAATAGTTTCAACCTCCTTCTTGTTACTTTTTAGTAACGGTATAGCTGTGTTACTCATAGGTAACACTGCCTTTTCTTTTTTATATATCTCAGGGTGGCTCCGTACGTAGGCCATCTTATGCTTAGGCGTACAAAAACGAATTCCCTTTATTTTGCTTGAACAGTATTCACAAATTATCATTGTTACTTGCTAGTTACAGTTACTTGTCAGTAACATAGCGATTGTATGTTGTGGGTATATATGGGTCGACTATATAGACACGCCCCCTTCTCTGGCCATTCGATTTTTTAATGTACTTAGCTTCAGTTAGCCTCACTACGTCGCACAATACACATTGTACGACATGTCATGCCTAGCTGGGCTCAATCCTCTTAACTACTACTGTCTTAGTAACTACGTTATTAGGGTTAATGAACCCTCCACTAGCATCTATCTTGAAGCTAATAGGTAGTCCGTTAGCTCCTGTTAGCTCTGTAGTGGTCTTAGTACTCCATCTATCAGGGTATCTGCGCTCTAACAAGGCTACAAAGCCATTTACATTCTTGGTTTGGTTAGATAAAGTTCTAACACTCTTTGCTAGAATACGTTCAAGATCATTTTCAGCCATATTTATCATTTCCAAGAAGTCCAAGTGTTTCTCTCTCCAATTATAGAAGGTTTGATCTGATATACCAGCTAATTGAGCAGCTTGCAAGGGTCTTAACCCATCCTTAATATACCTTTGTATCTTCTTGCCTATTTTTCTATAATCTTTTGCTGGACTAGCCATAATATTTCCTTTTACTAAAAAACCACATCTTTCTTGAGACGTGGTCTTCTTATCACTACGTTAATGGTAAGTCTTAATTACTTACTAACCTTATATTAGCTTGTACCCGATGAAATTGTCAAATCACGCTTCTTATCAGCTCTTTGAGAAGTCTTTAGCTGCTGTACATCGTGTACTAACCTAATCAAGATTTCCCTGAGTTCGTCTACCTTACTGTGGAGTTCTTT